CGAGCTGCGTGCCATTCCTCAGAGTTGGGCTCAAAGGTGCCCAAATACCTACCGAAGCCTAAAGCTTCTATCTTCTGTGTGATTTGCATAAGCCCGATCCTATTGACCGGGTGTGACATTATGGCTGAGGCTGGTCTTCTTTGGCTGTTTGGTAAGCCTCTTGCACCGAAGCTCCGATTCCAAATGCGTCATCGTTAGGATCTAGTGATCTAACCAATGGGCCAAGGATTCCGGCGATAAGAGCTGAAGCTGTAATAGTTCCCGGGTCTTCGATGCCGGCTAAAACCAATGCCCCAACGGCTGCCAATGCAGCTCGAAGGTAACTCCAAAGTGCCTTGCGTAAATGCGCCCAAGTTTCTGGTTTCATTATTTGTCCAATCTTGATTTGATAAATAGAACTGGATCTAGATAGCCCTTGCCGTTTGCGTTCCAGACATAGAAGCGACCTGACTGAATCTCAAAGTGAAGGTGAGGCCCAGTCGATTCTCCGGTGTTTCCAGACTCTGCAACTAAGTCCCCCTGGCTAACTTTCTGGCCCTTGATGACGGCTATTGATCCTTTTCGAAGGTGCATATAAGTCGCTGTGTAAAACTTGCCAGCATCTTTAAATTGAATTCTGACAATGTAGCCACCGCCAGCTGGTTCGCCGTTCTTGAACTTTAGAGTGCTCGGGCCAGCGTAAGTGACCTTTCCATCAGCTACAGCGTATAGCTTGCGCCCAATTGCTGAAGCGTAGTCCGTGCCGTTGTGGTGTTTTCTATAGCCCAAAATTGGATGTATGCGCCAGCCAAAATCATAGGTAATCGGTGGTAATGGCTTCTTGTAAGGCCAGATCATTATTCCTCGTCAGCTGCGATGTAAGTTCCGGAAACGTGGAAGCTGTCTGCTGTTGCCAAAGCTATTGGATTGCTGGCAGTAAAGTCTATTTGGAATACTGCGTTGCCCTGCGAGTCTAGAGACTCTAAAAATAGCTGATCATCTCCAGGTGCAACATCCCCAAAGATTGGGTAATTGCGACCTGTTGAAACGTCATGCAAAGCGCCGTCTGATAATTGGTAATTGTATTTTGAAGCGAATGGAAGAGTGACATAATACTGGCCAGTTCCAAAAGTCAGAATGTTATCAAAGTCCACATCGATTCTGAAGTGAACTAAAGCACCTTGCTTGATGTAGCTTCCGGTGAACAATGGAGCTCCGGAGAATGTTGGCTGTGTCCCGGTAGTTCCGCCCTGAACTGTGAAGGCCACTTCTGCTGGTGGAACATAACCTGGAATGCTTAGGACGCGAACGCGACCAACTTGAGGCTGGATAATTTCGACTGGCATTATCTTACGATCCTTTGGTTTACCGTAATGACTCCATGAGTCAGAACTGCAACATCATTGGTTGCGTCATTGTAGATTTCTAAGCTGTAAACATAGTTTGAATCAACAAGGTTTCGGGTTTGGTCTGGAGTCCAAGTCATAGTTATAACAAATGTAACCGGGTCAATGGTTGGAGCCGAATCGATAATCAATCGGCTAAATGTAGATCTGCGAACCTGAGCTCTAGCCAGGTAGCCCTCGATGTCTATTGGGTCACCCTCATCGTTTACGTAGGCAAATTGCCTAGTTAGGGTTCCTCCTGCGTCGAGTGTAAAGTTATCTTGAACGCTCATTACTTAGCTCCTAAGCTGATTATTAGTCCGATAATTGAAACAAGTGCAGCCGAAAGTCCTGTGTAAGCAATCTTTTCGATCCAAGCTAACCGAGCAAGAGTTAGTTCTACTTCTCGAAGCCTGTCCGGCACGTCATCCAAGTGATCTAGCTTTTGCAGAATCTTAATTAGGGTTTCACCATGCTCAAGCTGCTTAGCGTAGATTGCGTTTTGAGTGATTTTGACACCCGATGTTTCCTCAGCCATTACTCCTCAACTTCTGAGAAGTTTGACAACTCCCAATCCACTAGTTCTTCATTCCAAAAATAAGTAAACCCATCAGCAGGCTGAGCTACTGGAGGTTTCCATTGAGCCTTCTTTTTGTCTAGAACCCAAGAATTGAAAGGCTTTGGCGGAATAAAGGCATCTAGTGTTTCATCGTAAAAATAACCAATGCCAGCGTAATTCTTTCGAATCTTTCCGTTGTAGCTAGTTCTTTTGCAAACTTGATTTCTAAACTCGGAATACCAAACTTCAGGCTCTTTGCCTTCGATTAGTTCCGTCTCGTCAATTCCAACAATTACATCTATTACAAAGTTATCTTCATCTAAAAAAGCGTAATGTGCCATTATACCCAACTCACGTTTCCGGTGCCTTGAGTTATGGTTGTCACCTTGAAAGCTCCACTAGTCGCAGTTGATCCGGTCAATCCAGCTCCTACTGTAATTGTGTATGAAGAAGGGTATTTAAGAATAACGACTCCAGAACCTCCAGCTCCACCATTACCGTTTCCAGAAGGCCAAGAGTTTCCTCCACCTCCACCACCACCTGTGTTCACGCCACCGGCTGATCCATTGAAGGAAGTTGTAGTCGAGGCTGCTCCGGCGTTACCTCCGCCTCCGGCTCCACCAGTTCCAGCAGTTCCACCGTTGTAAGTAGATCCTCCACCTCCACCAGCGTATGTAACCGAGGAACCAGTAATTGAAGAAGCTGTTCCAGCGCCTCCGTTACCTCCAGTTGTTGAAGTTGCGTTTGCGCCAACTGCAGAAGCTCCACCTCCACCACCAGAAGGATAGTTAGGGGCTCCTTGAGAATTACCACCGTTACTTCCCTGGGATGGGCTAGTTGAAGGTGTGTTTCCTGCTCCACCTGTTCCAAAATTAGTTCCGGTTATGGCGTCTGTTGTGGCACCACCACCAGAACCACCAGAACCACCATTGTAAGCAGTCGCCAAACCTCCGCCGAGAATAATTCCTGGGCCAAAACCTCCTCCAGCAGAAGTTATAGTGGAGAATGTCGAGTTAGCGCCAACAGAACCAGAACCAGTTCCGCTTAGGCCAGCTGCTCCACCTGCTCCTACTGCGACGCTGTAGTTTGTCGATGGCAATAGTGGGCTGAATGTTGCAGTTCTAAAACCACCAGCACCTCCACCGGCTCCACGCTGAAAGCCTCCGCCTCCACCTCCGCCAACTACTAAATACTCGACGTTAAGTCCAGCGCCAGCGCCCGAAGAAGCAAGAGTTCCAAGTGGTATCAACATTATTAAGCGCCCAAGTTTCCAATCAAGTAGTAAACACCAGAGCCACCGAATACAACAGAAGCGCCAGCAAACTGTTTAGCGCTCTTAAGGTTGCCATCAGCTGAAGATAATGTGACTCCCGAACCGGCTGCGAATGTAATTTGCCCGGCTCCTGCCTGGATAAAGTCAATCCGATCGCCCTGCTGAGTTAGCACGTTGTCGATTGTGATTGTGATAGCTGATCCAGTTGAGCGGATAGTTGTTCCAAGGTCAGCTGCAACGATTGCGTAGTTGGCCGACTTATCTGACCAGCCAGAAGGCTCATCTCCTAGATCGACCCAAGCTGTGCCTGAGTAATACTGGAAGCGATTAACGTCTTCTAGCCAGGTAAGCATTCCCTCATTAGGAGAAGTAATAGCTGAAGCGCGAGCTGTTGAGTTAGAAAAGACCATAACTGATTGCCTCATTAGGTAATCGTTTAGATCTGAAGCTGGGAGTGTGCTTCCGTTAGAGAAGACTTTGAATGCCATTTAAGCTGCTTTCCATAGTTCGAGAGTTGTGAACCAGTTGTCTACATCGATGTCGTGGTTTACCTTGATGATAGTGTAGTATCCCACAATATTGAGCTGATCCTTAGTATAACTGACCCCAACCAGAGTTCCCGGTGTAAACACCGCTGCTTCGGTTAGGTTTCCCAGCCTGTCCTTGGCCGGAGTGCTGACTTGACTAACTAGCTTTGTAGGCGCTTGCTCGTAAACTGCTGTTGCCCACCGGTCTAGTTCGGTCGAATCGGTTGTATTGATTTCCACGTCAATAGCTGATTCTCCGTAGAGATCGATTGAGTCCTGGTCTCTTAGGATGACAAAGGTTTCAGGATCAGAAGTCAGGGCTACCTTTAGGGAATTGTAAACAGCATCGGCATCCGAGCTGACTACAATCTCCGATAGGCATAGGTGATAAGGGCTAAGTGAATGGTCGTTGCCAATTATGTATGTGGTTGCAGTTCCGGTTTCCTCTTGTGGTCGAGGAATAACAGTCAGCTCTTCTGTATCTTGGTCTATCCAAACAACCGCCAGCCCCACGGAGATTGCATCGTTGATAATGTCTGGAACCAAAATGTTAGTAGTATCCACGGAAGGAATTTTGCCTTCAACTGGAAGGGAATGGCTGGATAAAGTGGTTCCAGTTTTAATTGACAGAAGCTCAAATACTTCATCTACAGTTGCGTAAGTTCCTCCTGGAAGACCGGTTGTATCCCACTCATCAATGCGGAGGTTCACAATTGACTTGTAAAGGTCAAACGCTCTAATGCGAATTAGGTTTGGGCCTTGAGGGAAGTAAGTCACATCAATCGTATCGATATAGCCCACAAATAGAACTCGGTCTAATTCCTCAGAATCAAGTCTTACTCGAATCTTTGTGTTAGCCCTGATGTTCTTGTTTACGGTTGGATCTAGGTCAAAGCTTTGAAGGGTTATGTTGGCCGTGCCCGGTTGTGGCTGGAAGTAGATTGCATCGGCAATAGCTCCTCCAATGCTTAGCCCAACCTTAGAAGTCTCGCATCCAACATCTTGCCATTTCAGGCCTGAGCTTGGAGCGAGGACGTCGTTGCCACCGATTAGAGATAGGTTAATTGTAAACTCATCAAAGCCACCGAGAACATCGTCTCCGCCCAAAAGGCTAATGCCAAGGATAAAGCTATTGCCATCCTCGTCGGGAAGTAAGAACTCGACTAAAAGATTGTTTTCAATGTTGAAGTTTGGAATCATTGTGCTCCGAGACGCCTAAGCGCAGCTGGAGTAATTGAAGGAGATCCCGAAGTCTTTGTTCCCTTGTTTATTGCATCGGCAATTTCTTTAGGAGTCACATTACCCTTATTGATGTTGATTGTGACGTTTTGCTTTGGCTGTTGGAATGCATCACCGAAAAGTCTGCCTGTTTCTGAATAGCGTGTATCTCCAGACAAGATCCTTGATGTCTGTCCTCTAGCAACGCCTTCCATGTATCCACCGACTGCAGCTCCAGCGCCAACTCCAGCTAATCCAGCTCCAACCCCAGCGCCAACGGCTCCAACTGCACCTGCCAATAGTGCTGCTGCCTTGTAAGCGTTAGCAGCGCCAGTAGCGATGTTCCAGGCTGTAGTAACAGTTCCGATTGCAACAACCATCGGCACTAGCCAATTCTTATTCTTATCCACCCAAGCGACAAGCTTGATTCCCTCTTCGATGATGGCCACAATGCCATCCACAATCTCCTGAAGCTTGGCCTGACCTTCGGGGGTAGCCAACCAGGTAGAGAATTTTTCCAATACTGGAAGAAGGGCCATGCCGACTTGCTCTTGCATCTCTCCGAAGATAATGTTCATTCTCTGGTATGGATCTAGATTGGCTGCCTTTTCTGCGCTGCCTTCAAATAGCTTTTCAAGCTCAGCCATGGGGTCTTTAGCGCCCTTGATTGCTGGGACAAGTCTTTCAAGCGCTCCGGTAGTTCCCTCCGGCCCAACGGCTCGAGATAGGGCTGTAGTTACTGCGTCTAGGCTCTTTCCAGTTCCAGCTGCGATGTCAAGCGCCAAAGACATTAGCTTGGTCGATTCTTCGACGTCACCGGTTGCTCGAGCTAGTTTGGCGAAGGCCGGTCTAATCTCATCATCTGCGACAGAAGCTTGAAGTTGCATCTTCTTGATTGACTTTTCAACCGAAGCGATTTGAGCGTTGTTAGCTCCAGTAGTGTTCTCCAGAGCGGTAGCCAAAAGGCCCTGGCTCTTCTCCT